ATTTGAATATTAATTTAGATCGTGTGAGTCACATGATTGTTGACATCGAAATGGGTGGCAACGATGGCATTGGCAAACTTAAACTTTTGCCAACACCAATGGGTAACATATGTAAGACACTGATTGAATCAGGTGTCAAGCTAGGCGTTAGTTCACGTGGCAGCGGAAACGTTGACCACAATGGCAATGTACAAGGATTTGATATTGTAACAGTTGATATTGTTGCAAACCCAAGCGCACCAGATGCGTTTCCGGATCCACTGTACGAGCAAATAATGAACAACAAACGCAGTACTAGCATTTGGGATGTCGCTAGTAGTGTTAATTACGACACTACTGCGCAAAAGTACCTCCAACAAGAGGTGATCAACTTCATCAAGAACCTAGGAGAGAGTTAATGAAAAATATAGAAACAATTCTCGGCTCTGAGGTTTTGTCTGAAGAAGTGAAAGACAGCATCAACGAAGCGTGGGACGCTAAAGTTGCTATTGTACGTGAAGAGCTTACTGCAGAACTCCGTGAGGAATTTGCAGGCCGTTATGAAAATGACAAAACTCAGATCGTAGAAGCAATGGACGCAATGCTCCAAGATGTAATCAAATCAGAACTAAACGAGTTCGCTCAAGATAGAGCAAAGCTAGCAGAAGAGCGTGTAGCACTTAAAAGTGCAATCGCTGAACAAGCTACTATGCTGGAAGAATTCGTTAACGCTGCTTTGAAAAAGGAAATCACTGAACTCAGAGAGGATCGTGAAGCACAGAAAGAGAACTTTGGAAAGCTAGAAGGTTTTGTACTAGAACAGCTAACTAAAGAACTCAACGAATTCCATGATGACAAGCGTTCACTAGCTGAACAAAAAGTCAAAATGGTACAAGAAGGCAAAAAAGTGATTGCTGAAGCACGTACAAACTTTGTTACGAAATCAGCTGCAAAAATTGAAAGCTTACTAGAAAGCGTTATCACAAGCGAATTATCTTCACTAAAAGAAGATATCCAAACCGCGAAGGAAAACGACTTTGGACGTAAAATCTTTGAAACTTTTGCTGCAGAGTTTATGACAAGTACGCTTGCAGAAGGAACACAAGTAGCTGAACTTTCGAAGCAGATTGAAGGTTTAAACCTAGAACTAGCAGAAAGTAAAGACCACATCGCAAAAGGCAATGCCGCCATAATGGAAGCGAAACGTACTGCAAAAATCCAACAGGATATTTCAGAGCGTAAAGCTGTTATGTCAGAAATGATGGCACCACTTGCAAAAGAAAAGCGCGAAGTAATGCATTCACTACTAGAGTCAGTAAAAACTGCTCAGCTAAAGAATGCTTTTAGTAAGTATCTACCGATTGTATTGTCGGAAGAATCAATGCCTGCTAAAGCTTCATCAAAGGCAAAACTTGTTGAATCTACAGGAGACAAGTTCGAAGCACAAACAACACAAGTTGACGGTGCTGCCGAAATTATCAATCTAAAAAAACTAGCCGGACTTGGCTAAGGAGAATATACAATGGCAAACCTATTTGAAAACTGGAATGCAACTAAAGAAGCGTTGACAGATGGTCTAGCAGGCAATAAAAAAGCTGTTATGGACACTGTTCTAGAAAACACTAAAGTTGCACTTAACGAATCAGCACTAGCAGGCACAACATCAGCAGGTAACGTAGCATCACTAAACAAAGTGATCCTACCAGTTATCCGTCGTGTAATGCCAACTGTTATTGCAAACGAACTTGTTGGCGTTCAGCCAATGACTGGCCCAGTAGGCCAAATCCATACACTACGTGTACGTTACGCAGAAACTTTTGACTCAGCAACAGCTGGTGACGAAGCATTGAGCCCATTTGCAATCGCAACTGGTTACTCAGGTAACGCAACAAGCAACACAGCTGAAAACACAAGCGCACTAGAAGCAAATGCTGGTAAAAAACTAAGCATCCAAGTTCTTAAGCAAACTGTTGAAGCAAAAACACGTAAACTATCAGCACGTTGGACATTTGAAGCAGCTCAAGACGCAAACAGCCAACACGGCCTAGACGTTGAAGCTGAAATCATGGCAGCACTTGCACAAGAGATCACTGCAGAAATCGACCAAGAAATTATCGGTTCATTGCACACTCTAGCAGGTACAGCAGCGTCAACTTTCGACCAAAACTCAGTAAGCGGTACAGCTACTTTTGTTGGTGACGAGCACGCAGCACTTGCAGTTCTAATCAACAAATCAGCTAACGACATTGCTACACGCACACGTCGTGGCGCAGGTAACTGGGTTGTAGTAAGCCCAAGTGTACTAACAGTTCTACAAAGCGCAACAACATCAGCGTTTGCACGTACAACTGAAGGTCCGTTTGAAGCACCAACAAACACAAAGTTCGTAGGTACATTGAACAACACTATGAAAGTATACGTAAACCAGTACGCAGCAAATGACAACGTACTAGTTGGTTACAAAGGTACTTCAGAAGCAGATGCGGCAGCATTCTATTGCCCATACATTCCGCTAATGAGCTCAGGTACAGTTCTAGACCCAACAACATTCGAACCAGTAGTGAGCTTTATGACTCGTTACGGTTATGTTGAGCTAAGCAATCAAGCTTCATCACTTGGTAACGCTGCTGACTACCTAAGCAAAATCGACGTAACAACTGCAAACCTAAGCTTCCTATAAGTTTAAGTTTAACGTAAAACGTTATTAATATTAAAGGGCAAGGCAACTTGCCCTTTTTTCTTGGCTTGATAACACTAGTCAATAAATGTTGAACACTAAGTGATAAATACATACAACATACAAGGATCCTGCGCAATGAACAAAACATTTTTTAAACAAGGAATACACGTTACTGGTGATGCAACGCTAACAGGCGATCAGCTTATTGAAGGTAACACAACAGTTGGTAATGCTATTACTGACAATTTGGTAGTAAACGCTAGAGTTGGAAGCGAGTTTACTCCTAACTCATCAGTAACTTATAACTTAGGTAGCTCTGCACTAGAGTGGCACGAACTATATGTGCAAGACGCATTTGTTTCAAGCCTAACACAAGGTGGAGTATTATACACTGGAGCAAACGGACAAGTACTAACTGACAGTAATTTTGAGTGGGATCCAACTACACAAACACTTTCAATTAACGGACTAGCAGTTGGCTCAGGTAGCGGTAGCGCAGGCGCAACATTTGACAACATTGTTATTAGTGGACAAACACTTTCAAGTACTACAGGACAAATTGTTCTAGACGCAGATGTAGTAGTTGAAGGATCAACATTCTCAGTTGATGTTACAAACACTTCACTAACAGATCCTATTATTACACTAGCTGGCGATTCACCAGACGACGACTTAGTAAGTGCAGATGCTTTTGATCGTGGTATTAGCTATCTTTATTATGATACTGGTTCAACAACATCAAACGCTACAGCAATGGTAGACGGAACAGCGTATGTTATCTCAACAGCAGGTACAACAGACTTTACAATTTACGGCGCAGAAGACAATCTAGCAGGAACAACATTTACTGCAAATGAAGGTTGCAGAGTAACTGGTACAGTAAGTTCTCCAGTTCTAACAGCAAGCGATGCATTTGTTATTAACGGCACAACAGTAACACTAACTGGCACAGATATAGAAACACTTGTTACAGATATTACAACAGCGGCAATTGCAAACATTACAGCTAGCGTTGAGAATAACAACCTTGTAATCAAATCAGATGGTGTTGACTTAACTATTGCAACAAGCGCAGGTACAGTTCTAACAGACTTAGGTATTAGTGCTGGTACACTTAGCAAAGCTTTTGTTGGTACAGGTACAGTAAGCTTATCAGGATCAACAACACTAAGCGGTTTCTTTGGTTGGGATAGAAGCGACAACAGATTTACATATGTTCCAAATGCAACAATTACAAGCAATGCAGTAAGCGGAACAAAAGGTGACGCACAATTTAACAGCTTGTTCCTAGACTCAGACTTAGAAGTAACAAACAATACATCTCTACTTGGTACACTAGACGTAACAGGCGCAACTAACTTAAACGATACAACTACTTCAACAAGCGCAACAACAGGTGCATTAATTGTAGACGGCGGAGTCGGAGTTGCAGAAAATCTAAACGTAGGTGGAAACACAGGCGTAACAGGATCACTAACAGTTGACGGTGCAGTAACACTAGGTAACGCAATCACAGATGCAACTCAAGTAAACGGCACATTGCACGTTGATGGAGCAACTGTATTAGCAACAGCAAGTGTTGAAGATCTAACTGCAACAAGAATTGTTACAGCAGGTACAAGCGGTGAACTAGAAGATAGTGCAGACTTTACTTTTGATGGTGCAACACTAAACATAGGTTCAGGTAATGCTACAATTACTACAACAGGCGTAACAAACTTTGCAGGTGCTTTAACAAGTGCAAGTGCAACAGTGCAAAACCTAAGTGCAGGACGTGTGACATTTGCAGGTTCAACTAGCAATCTAACTGATGATGCAGGACTAACTTATAACGCAGGCACAGCAACACTAAACGCAACAAACGCAGTTCTTGGAAGTGCGGCAGTAAGTGACTTAACAGAAAACAGAATTGTAATTGCTGGCGCAAGCGGCGAGCTAGAAGACGATGCTAACTTTACTTTTGATGGAACTACATTTAATGTAACTGGTGCCGCAACAATTGACAACATAAGCATTGATGGAAACACTATTAGCGCAACTGACACAAACGGCGACTTGCACCTTAGTGCAAATGGTACAGGTCAGATTTTCCTTGACAGTCCAGTTGCTTTACAATCACTAGGCGACTTGGTATTAGCTGATAGTTCAGACTTTACAATGCAAGACTCAACTACTCCAACACCACTTAGCGTGTTTACAGTTGATGGAGCAACAGGAAACATTGTATCACTAGGAACACTAGATGTATCAGGTGCAACTAGCTTGCTAGACACAACAAACTCAACTAGCCCAACAACAGGCGCACTAACAACAGCAGGCGGCGTTGGAATAGTACAAGACTTGTTTGTAGGCGGCAATGTTGATGTTGAAGGAAACATTGCACTACGTGGTAATATTACCATTGGTGATAGCACAACAGACAACATTATCTTTAACGGTGAAGTTTCAACAGATATTACTCCAGACATTGACGGAGCATACAATTTAGGTAGTTCAGTTAAAGCTTGGCAAAATCTATTCCTAAGTGACTCAGTAACATTCACAGGTGCAAGCACAGAAAACAATATTGAAATTCCAAGCAACCAAGCTGATGCATTGAGCATTACTAGCGGACTTGTTGACTTTGTAGTTTTCAATAGCACAAGCGGTACACCAGTAATTGAAGTTGCACAAGATGCAACATTTGCTGGAACAGTTGACATTGACGGACAAACAACAGTAGCAAGCTTGAATGTTGAAGACTTAACAGCAGGCAGAGTTGTACTAGCAGGAACAACAGGCGAAATTGAAGATAGTTCAAACTTAACTTTCTCAAGCAATGTTCTAACAGTAACAGGCGATGCAACAGTAACAGGCGCACTAGACGTTGATACTAGCGCAACAATTGCAACATTGCAAGTTGAAGACTTAACAGAAAACAGAATTGTAATTGCTGGCGTAAGTGGAGAAATTGAAGATGATGCTAACTTTACTTTTGACGGAACAACGTTTGAAGTAGGAACAGCATTTGACGTAGCTGTTGCAACAGGTAACACTACAATCGGTGGAACACTAAGTGCAGGAGCAACTAC